CCCGCAAGGCCCGAAAGGTGACAAAGGCGACACTGGCCCGCAAGGCCCGCAAGGCCCGAAAGGTGACAAAGGCGACACTGGCCCGCAAGGCCCGCAAGGCGACAAAGGCGATCCTGGAGCGCCTGCTTGATAATAAAGCGTGGGGCTTCGGCCCCATTTTTGCACCAGAAAAAACCTTTGACGGCTTAACGATTCGTGATATTCTTCATCTCGTTAAGCTAAATACACAAACAGGAGTTTTCAGATGACTATGAAATTAGATGCATTCGAACAGAGTGCCATTAAGGTCGCAATGCAGGGCATGGGCGTCGATGCCGCAAAACTGGATGCTTACGGTATCTGGACTGTTAAGCAGATGACTCAATTACTGAATCGCCAGTATGAGCAGGCATACCCGCAGACCAGCGCACTTGAGCTTTTCCCGGTAACTACCGAGATCTCACCGACCGCCCGCCGCTTTGAGTGGCTCGAATTCGATGGCGTAACTTCTGCGAAAATTATCGCCGATTACACCGACGACCTGCCGACCGTTGAAGCGATGGCGAAAGAGAAGTCAGGGAAAGTTTTCCGCCTGGGTAACGCGTGGTTTATTTCCATCGACGAAATTAAAACTGGCGCGGCGCTGGGTTCCAGCCTGAGCGATCGCAAGGCAACTCTGGCCCGCGAAGGTCATGAGACGCTCGTTAATGATCTGGTGTTCAAAGGCTCCGCTCCTCACGGCATCGTGAGCGTTTTCGACCATCCGAACATTAACCGCATGACCGCCAGCGCGGCTTGGGGCGATGACGCAGCAGCGGCTGAAAAGGCATTCGAAGATCTGGAAGACCTGCTGAACCTGATCGAAGAAACCACGTTGGGCCGCCATCATGCAACGAACATCGTGATTCCGCCGTCCAAACGCCGTCTTCTGACCAAAAAGATGCCGGACACTAGCGGCGACTCTTATCTGACCTGGTTCACCAAGAACCACCCGAACATCACCATTACGGCGATGGCGGAACTGGAAGATATCGACGGCGCAGGCACCAAAGGCGTGCTGGCATACGAAAAAGACCCAATGAACATGAGCATCGAGATCCCTGAGCGGTTCAACATGCTGCCGATGCAGCCGAAAGACCTGCATTTCAAAGTTCCTTGCACCTCCAAATGCACTGGTCTCATCGTGTACCGCCCGCTGACTATTGCGATTCTTACCGGGATTTAATCAAAAAGCGCCTTCGGGCGCTTTTTTATTGCATTGCATTCTACAATGTGCTTTAATTTGAAACCTAAAGTAAACCAATGGAGCATTAACAATGGCCAGTAAAAAAGAAACCGTAGAAACCGTCGAAACCGTCGAAACCGTAGAAACCACCAGTGCCGAACAGGCGTCGCAGGTTGTTCAACTACAAAACGTTGGCGCATGTGCAATTCGCTATAAAGGCAAAAATTACGTCTATGAGCAGGTTTTTGAAGTGCCGGAAAACGAAATCGACCGCTTCCGCCACGAAATCTTCAAAGGCCGCGTCGAGTTCTACGACAATCCGAAACGCACGCGCGAATACATCGCAGCAGTGAAGGCAAAAGCGAAAGAGATCGTGCAGCCTAAAAGCGCGGAATAACAAAAACCAACAAAGGGCGCTTCGGCGTCCTTTTTCATATCAGGAGATCGACCATGAGTTACACAATTCAAGATGTGATCGATAAAATGCGCAGCCTTGCACCTCCGCTTAAAGAAGTTCCAGATGAACTGCTGTCTGCGTGGGTTGTGCTTGCCGAAGAGTTCGTTTGCAAATCCAGGTTCGGAGATTCCATTATTACGGCGATCGCATTGATGACCATGCACCTAATGTTTTTGGATGGCGCGATGAAGCAAGAAGGCGAAAGCCTGGAATCTTACACGCAGCGAGTGGCATCGTTCACCCTGACCGGGGAGTTTTCCCAAACCTTCGATCGCGCGTCGGCATCAAGCGACAACGAAATGCTTTCTACGCCGTGGGGCAAAATGTACTGGCGTATGCTCAAAATGCGAGGCGGTGGCTTCGGCCTGCTTACCGCTGGCAACGTTCGGCGTTGCGGAGTTGGGAGGTAATCGCAATGAACTACAAAGCAATCCAGGCTCGCGCAAGCGCGGGCATTAAGTTCTTCAGCGACGCTGACGGCGTGTTCAACAAGTACACGAAAGGCGCTGGCGGTGGCATCGATCCGGAAACCGGGGAAGATATCATTCCTGGCGAGGTGGTAACGACAATCAAGGGCGCGATCAGGGATGTAAATGACCGTGACATTAACGGCGAAACCATCCTCGCTGGCGACAAGCGCGGTTTTTTCACTCATGATGTGCCAATCATGGAGGGTGACGAAATCGAAGTAGACGGCGAGCGCTACCGCGTGGTTAATGCCCGTCCGGTAAAACCAACGGGAACCGTTGTCGCCTACCGTCCAGTTTTACGCAGGGTGGCGACTTATGGCTAATTATACGATCCGGGAGTTCACAGGGGCTATTGATGCATGGTGTAAGGCCGCTGGTGATGCGCTGGAGGACGTTGTAAGGTTTACGTGTGAAGATATTCACCGCGACCTTGTAATGCGTTCTCCGGTGGATACAGGGCGCTTCCGTGGTAACTGGCAAATCACCTTTAACCGCGCCCCGCTTTACGCGATTAACGCATATGACCAAACTGGCGAAAAGACGATCCAGAACGGTAAAGCCAACATTGCACTATACGCAAAAGGGGCTGGGATCACTTCGATCTGGTTCAGTAACATGCTAATCTATGCGAACGCGCTGGAATACGGCCATTCAAAGCAGGCTCCCAATGGCGTTATGGGCGTTGTTGCGATCCGGTTGGGCGTTTATGTTACTGAAGCAATCAAGCGAGCGAGGGCGAAAAATGCATTATGAGATGGCGTTAAAATGCAAGGCGGCAGTGGCTAAATTTGCCGCCGAGAACGGGTTAAAGGTCGCAGGCGATAACGTTGACTTTATCCCACCGAGAGGCGGGGAAACCTACCTTAAAGCCTCCTACGTAGAGGCGGACTCAAGATCGGTTGACCTGTCAAGGAAATGCCGAGTCTATCTGGCGATGGTTCAGATTGACGTTATCTTTAAGCCTGGGATCGGAACCGACCGCGCGAGGATTATCGCCCAACGCGTTGCAAAATCCTTCCCTGAAGGAAAGATTGTTGATCGTGACGGTAAGTTATATGTGAGCGAGTGGGCGGAGGTACACGGCGTGCAGAAGCATGAGGCTGGTTGGTTCTTTCCGGTTCGGTTCACAGTAAGATGCGATAGCGTGGAGGAAAACGGTTATCCATCAACCTGACCGATCTTAGAGGTGCTTATAATTTCTTGCCAGCCTGGAAATATATAGGCATAATGGCGTTGTTAAACTTTCATCAAAACAGGAGTATTCAACATGCATTTACCAAACGGTGCAAAGGTCTTCTTTGAGAAGGCTCGCGGTGCGAAGATTCCGTTTACCGCAATGACCAACGACGCGAAAAACCCAAAAATCACAGTGGCGGACGGCAAGCTGAAGGTGAAAGATATTGTGATCTTCACCGATTGCACCTGGGGCGACTTCGTTAACAAGGTGGCTCGCGTAAAAGCAGTGACAGCAGGCGTGGCAACGCTGGAAGAGTTCGACACCTCCGACACGAACAAGTATCCCGGCGGCGCGGCTACTGGTAACGTGATCGTGATCTCTGATTGGGTCGAATTGCCTTGCATTCAGGATTTAGGCAAAGACGGCAACGAACAGCAGTTCTATAACTATCAATGCTTGGGCGATGAGCGCGAACAATCCGAACCTACTTACAAGTCGGCGGTGACGCTTAACTACACGTTTGCGCACGAGTTCGATAACGCGATCTACCCGGTTTTGCGTGCAGCCGACGCCAGTAAGCAGGCGAAAGCGATGTACATGTATATCCCGCGAGCTTCCGAGGTTCGCTACTGGTCTGGAATTGCATCTTTCGATGACATTCCATCCACGGCGGTTAACGAGATGGAAACCGTAACGCTTAACGTTGCGCTTAAAGGTTCTCACGTCTTCCTTCCGGTTGTCGCGTAATTAAATGGCGGGGCTTGTGCCTCGCCTTTTTTTGTGCATAATAGCGAATAACACAAACCAATCAGGAGTTAACAAAATGGCTAAATTCAAAATTCAAATCGGCGGCAATCTCCCTTCTTTCAAGCTGCCTGTAACCTTCACTTGCCCCGACGGCAAAGAAGCAACCATCACCATGACCGTAAAACACCGCTCCACCGATGAGATGAAAGACTTCTATGAGAGCGAAGATAAAGCGCCAAAGGGTAACGCCGAGTTTATCCGCTTCATGGCCGAAGGTTGGGATCTGGATGACGAATTCAGCGATGAAAACATTTCCTGGCTTTGCGCTCACTTCCCGGCGTTCGTCATGGCACTGCCACAAACTTACATGGCCGCGCTTGCGGGCCACCGTGCAAAAGTTTAAGGCGGGCTGTTTATCTCACGCTTCAGCCTGAGCTAACCGATCGCCAGCTTGCGGAGTACGGGTTAAGGCGATCGGATTATGAAGCAGATCTTGAAACGATCTATTTTGATGAACAGACCGCCCAAAGCTGGCAGCTATTCCAGGCCATGCAAACGCAATGGCGAATCGGGATGAATGGCCCGACGGGGCTTGACTATAATACGTTGCCACTGCTGTTCGAATTGTATAAAATCGACAATCGAGAAGCGGCATTACTTGACTTGCAGATCCTAGAGGGTGAATACCTGAAGGAGATTTACAAGAAATCAAAATAAGCGCCTACGGGCGCTTTTTTCATATGGGGGCTAAACATGGCTGATAAAGTAGCTGGGTTGACGTTTGGCGTTGACGTTTCGCAGGTTGACAAAGCGGTACGATCACTCGCAGAACTGAAAAACCAAAGCCAGCAAACGGGCGCTGGCCTACAGTCACTTGCGGACGCTGAAAGGCGGGCCACGGCGCAGACCGAGGAAATGAACCGCGCGTTGCAGCGCCAGAAGCAAGAGACAGACAAATCAAAAACCAGCTTTAGCAGGATCGCAAGCGCCATCGATCCCACGATCGCAAAAATGGCCAACTTGCGCAAAGCGACGGAAGAACTTGATAAAGCATGGGCTTTGGGGCTTGTTCCAGATAAGGAATTTTTCCGCCTTGGCGCCATCATTGAATCCACGACCAACAAGCTACGGCAGCAGCAGGCGGCGCTAACCGAAGAAGGTCGCGCAGCAATCGCAGAGGCGGAGGCAAAGCAGAAGGCGGCAAACGCCGGGCGTGATTTTGTCGCCAGTCTGAAACAGCAGGCTGACTCCATCGGGAAAACACGCGCCGAACTGCTGGAAATGAAGGCGGCGCAATTGGGCGTGTCGGCAGAAGCGGCCCCGTTCATTAATGCCCTGAAGCAGCAAGAGCAGGCGTTAAAGAAACAGCAAAACGCTATGGGCCTGGCTGGCATTTCTGCAGGGCAATATAAAATGGCCATGCGCCAACTTCCTTCGCAGATTACTGACGTTGTAACGTCGCTTGCTTCAGGTATGCCAATCTGGCTGGTTGCGGTGCAGCAGGGCGGGCAAATCAAGGATAGCTTCGGAGGCTTGAGCAATACGTTTAAGGTGTTGTTGAGCTACATCAACCCGCTAACGGTTGGCGCTGCGTCGTTGGGTATCGCGCTGGCAGCAATCGCTAAAGCTAGTTATGACTCATGGAGTGCGCAACGAGAACTGGCGAATGCGCTGGTGCTGACTGGTGGCTATGCTGCGACCACCACCGGGCAGATCACAGCCTTAACCGAAGAGATTAACAAAAACTCATCGGCTACGATTGGCAGCATTCAGGAAATCGCAACATCGCTCGCTAGTTCTGGTAAGTACACAATCAACCAGATTAAGCAGATCACGAAGACTACGGCGGAATGGTCGGCGCAGACGGGCGAGAGCGAGAAGACGATCACAGGGTATTTTGATGCCATCGTAAAAGACCCTGTTAAGGGGCTTGCCGATCTCAATGAGCGTTTTAATTTTCTGAAAGAGGGCCAGCTAACCTACATCGAATCTTTGCGTAAAACCAAAGGAGAGACGGCAGCAGTAGATGCGGCGACAAAACTGTTTGCTGATACTATGGATAAGCGCCTGAAGGATATCGCGGACAGCGCAACGCCACTCGAAACGATGTGGATGGATATTAAAAAATGGGCGGCTGACTCATGGAAGTGGGTAGGCGATCACACGGTAGGGGCGCTAAACCTTATCGTTGACACGGTATCCGCAATCATCAACACGATCAGGAAGCTGATTGCCGACGGCGACGCCATGATCGCGCAGTTCATCGTTGACGCTGGCCGACAGCTACAGAAAATTCCCAGCATGGGAGACTTCGGGAATGACTTTCTGGCGCAGCAGGAACAGTTAATCAAGGACTCGAAAGCCAAATCCGCAGAGCTTGCAAAAACCATCGCGGAACAGCAAGCAAGGATCGCTAAAGGAGAGATGGGGTACATTGACGCCGCGAAGGATAAAACCCTTTCCGGTGGGTACAGCAGCAAAACCAAGGATCGCGTAAATCAGGAAGAAAAAGATATCCTGAAAAACCGCAACGCCAGGAAGCAGCAGGTAGACGCGGGCGTTAAAATTGATGAGCAGTATCAGGCTGAACTGCTATCGCTACAGGCGCAGCTAAAGGTTTTGCAGCAGCACAAAGGGCTTGACGACAAGATCAGCCAGCAGCGCAAGGACTACTTCGAGACGGTCGCCAAATTTCAGGTGCTGGAAGAAGCAAGCCACAAGCGCAAGCTGACTCAAAGCGAACAGCAGATGCTGGCTAACAAAAAGAATATCCTGTACATGGCGGAACAAAAGGCCATCGTGGGAGATCAGATTGTTCAGCAGCAGCGACTGAACGCATTGCTTGACAAGTCGACCAAGTATCAAAACCAGATGGCGGAGAAAACCAAAGCGCTACAGGATACCGCCGGAATGGGTAGCAAGGAGCAGGAGAGATACCGGGCCAATGCGCAGATGGCGGCTGACTGGAAAAACAGAGGCGGATCTTTAAGTGACCCTGGATTTAAAGCCATGCAGGCCGCAAGCGATAAATTCTACGCACAGCAAGATGCGCAAATGCTGAACTGGAAGGCCGGGTTTACTCACGCGTGGGCTGACATTGGCGACGAAGTTAATGACGTATACACCAACATCGGGGATATTACTAAAAACGCATTTAACGGCATGGCGAGCGTGCTGACTGATTTTGTTATGACTGGTAAGGCCAGCTTTAGCGACTTCGCAAGAAGCGTTATCGGTGACATTACCAACATGCTTATCAAGATGGCGCTGTTTAACTCGCTTTCTGCCGCGTTTGGTGGTGGTGGTACATTCAGTTTCGCCAACATGTTCAGCAAGGGATTTTCTGGCGGCGGTTACACTGGCGACGGCGGGAAGTATGAGCCAAAAGGCGTTGTTCACGGCGGGGAATTCGTGTTCACGAAGGAGGCTACGCAAAGGTTAGGCCCGGAAAACCTATACCGACTCATGCGCGGCTATGCAAGTGGCGGCCTGGTTGGCGGTAACGCAAGTTCAGGATCTGGAATTACCAACGGCGGCAACGTTGCGGCATCGGCGGCGATGGTGTTCACCATCGGTGACATTAACATCACGATGGGTTCCGGTCAGGATAGCAAGGGGTTAGAGCAAGGCGTAAGGCAGATCGTGAACGATATGTTCACCGAGGCTTTGAGCCAAAACGGGCGAATTGCGAAGTTCGTCAATGAGAAAACGAGGAGGTAGTAGTGGATTCCTTTAAATGGTGTACACAGATTCAAGGAGGGGCGGCAAAGGTCGCCATCTCCAACAACATTCGATCGATCAGCTTCGGAAACGGATACATCCAAACGGCGTCGAGCGGCATTAACACGAAGCGCCGGACTGTTCCGATCGTTTATGGCGGTTCGGATTGGGAAGAGGTTTATGACTTCTGCCAGGAGCACGTAACAAAGCCTTTTGTGTGGAAGGCACCGGATGGAAGAATGGGCGTATTCGTCGTAACTGCCGACTCCGTTAACCTTGCGCCGCAGGGTGGCGGGGTGTTTGAGGTAACGGCTGAATTCGCCGAACGCTTCACTTCAGCCGGATAATCAAAAAGCGCCCTTTACGGGTGCTTTTTTTTGGCCTATGATCTGGAGTCAATTAGAGGAGGGCTTACGATGACAGCCAATGTTTCAAAAGAGTTTGCGAACTGCTTACAAAAACTTTTCCCCGGCGAGATCCTAACGCTGATCGATATCGACGCCACAAAGTTCGGCGGGCAGGTCTACCGATTCCATAACGAGAACGTCGCCTATACAACCGAGGAGCTTTTGGCAGCGGTTAACGGCGGGACGCTTCAGCCAAAGATGATCACGTTTCGCGGCGAGCAGTACGGCCCGCGCCCGTTCGGCCTGGGCGGGATCGCAATGTCGAGCGATGGCACAGTGGAAAAGCCAACGCTGACTGTTAGCAATATTGATGCGCAAGCGAGTGCTCTTATTCGCGCCTATAACGGCCTTATGCAAGCCAAAGTTACGGTATGGGTTTTGGTCAAGGAATTGCTACAAAACGACGGCAGCGTTAAAGAGGGCGATTTTAGGCGATTTGTCTACTACATCGAGCGCCCAAAACAGGTCGACCCGCAAAAGGCAACGTTTGAGCTAACATCCGTGTTTGATATGGACGGATTAATGATCCCGGCACGCCTAACGCAAACCGTTTGTTATTGGGCGCAGCGTGGCTGGTACAAGTCTGGCAAAGGCTGCGACTACAACGGGCAGAACGGATACTTCGACAAGTTAGGAAACAGGGTTGACGACCCGTCGCAAGATGTTTGTGGTGGCCTGGTTTCTTCCTGTAGGCTTCGTTTTGGTAATGAGCCGTTGAGTTTCGGCGGTTGTGCGACAGCAACGTTAAAGAGTGGTAGCTAATATGTTGACTCCGAAAATTAAAATGCAGATCATGCAGCACGCGAAGGAAGTCTACCCGCACGAATGCGCCGGGCTGGTAACGCAAAAATCACGCGTGCAAAAATATCACCGACTAGACAACGTTTCTCCAGATCCTGAGAACGAATCAATGCCGGACGAAACGCAGTATGCGATGGCGGCAATGGATGGGGAGCCGATCGCCTTCGTTCATTCGCATACTGGCGACGGGGCAACCACAATTCCGAGCGCCACAGATTTATGCTTCTGTGATGAGTCTGGATTGTCGTGGGTTATCGTCTCCATCCCGGAAGGTGATATGCGAATCATTGAGCCGAAACGCCGCCCGCTGATTGGTCGACCATGGGCGCTGGGGGCTTACGATTGCTATGGCCTTATTATGGATTTTCACAAGCGCCACGGCGTCACGCTAAAAGATCGGCGGGTTCCGTTCGAATGGTGGAAGCCGGAATACAAAGAGAATCTTTACCAGGACTACTGGCAAGAGGACGGGTTCATTGAAAACACCGGCGAGCCTGAAGTTGGCGATATGATCATTTTTCAGCTTCAGGCGGAGAAGTGGAATCACGCGGGGATTTACGTTGGAAATAACAACATCCTTCATCACGCATATGGCAAGCTGTCTCGCCGGGATATCTATTCTGGATGGTACGAGCAGCACAAGGTTTTAATTTGCAGGCATAAGGAGCTAAAACATGGCATCACATACAAAGACGATTAAACTATCTGGTTCCCTGGGCCGTCGGTTCGGTGTCTTCCACAAACTTGCGGTTGATTCAGTCGCTGAGTGTATCCGCGCGCTGTCTTACCAGGTTGAAGGGTTTAAGCCGTTCATGCAGAGCAAAGTTGGTTCAAACATGCGCTTCGGCATCATCGCGGACGGAAAACCAATCAGCACGGACGACTTTGCTACTTTCTCCGTGGCAAGGGAGATTCGAATCATCCCGATCCCAAGAGCCAGAAAGAACGGAGGGTTGTTGCAGGTCGTTATCGGAGCGGCGATTATGGTTGCAGCCTTCTTTACTGGCGGCGGTTCGCTGGCGGCTATGGGCGCTTTTTCGTCGGCGGCTTTTATGGCTGGTGGCTCAATGGTTTTGGGTGGCGTAATGCAGATGATTGCTCCACAGATGGGCGGCAACATGCGGGCGAGCGAATCACCTGAGAATAAGCCATCGTATGCGTTCGGCGGGCCGATTAATACCACTGCGGCCGGGTATCCAATCCAGTTGCCATACGGTTACAGATTGGCTGGCGGCGCATTGTTCGGTTCGGGATCTTACGCAGAAGACAACAACTAATTAAGCCATTCGCTTTTTAGCCTGGGGGCGTAGCCTCCGGGCTTTTTGTTGTGTACAATTGCGATACTATTAACAGGAGGCTAAACGATGAATAATATCAAGGCCCGCAAGGGCGGTTCAAGCAAGCCACGTACTCCCGTAGAAATGCCAGATAACCTGATCTCAAAAGATAAGATCAAGTTATTGCTTGCTGTTTCGGATGGAGAGGTAGTTAACGACTTCAGCCTGAAGCAGTTGCATTTTGGCGGCGTCCCGGTTCAGAACGAGGATGGAACATTCAACTATGAGGGCGTGATTGCAGAGTTCCGCCCCGGCACGCAAACGCAGGACTACATTCAGGGCTTCAGCGAGTCAAGTGCTGAATTCCAGGTTGCTCGTGAAGTCACTCACAACACGCCTTATACGCTTACCGTATCGAACAAAAATCTTTCTGCTATTCGCTTTCGCCTGTTATGGCCGCGCGTGCTGACTCAAAAAGATAACGGCGATATGGTCGGATCGGTTGTTGAGTACAAGATCGAGATGGCGGTAGATGGTGCAAGTTATCAGACCTACCTAACTGGCAAGATTGACGGTAAGAACACGACTGGCGGTTACGATCGGAGCATTCGCGTTAACCTGCCGCAAAACTTCACGTCGCAGGTGCTTATCCGCGTTAGTCGAGTAACGCCGGACGCTGACGGGGTGAAAGTTGTCGACGCTTTCCGGGTTGAATCCTACGCTGAAGTTATTGATGCAAAATTCCGCTACCCGTTAACGGCCATGCTTTACGTTGAGTTCGATAGCGATCTGTTCCAGAACCAGATCCCCACTATCTCACTCAAAAAGAAATGGAAGATTATCCAGGTTCCGAGCAACTACGATCCGATTAATCGCACGTACTCCGGAACGTGGGACGGTGTTTTCAAGTGGGCGTGGAGCAATAACCCAGCCTGGGTTCTTTATGATCTGATCATGAATCAGCGCTATGGTTTAGACCAGCGTGAGTTAGGAATCCCGGTTGATAAGTGGTCGCTGTATGAGGTGGCGCAATATTGTGATGAACTTGTTCCGGACAATCGCGGCGGGATGGAACCGCGCTATTTAATGGATGTAATTGTTCAGTCGCAGGTTGAGGCGTTCCAGTTGGTAAGGGATATTTGTTCCGCATTCCGTGGAATGACGTTCTACAACGGTGAAAGCCTATCGATCATCGTCGATAAGCCGCGCGATCCTGTGTACCTGTTTACGGCTGATAACGTCGTTGATGGCGTTTTCGTTCGGACGTTCCCAAGCGAAAAGACGATGTATACGTCGTGCAACGTCATGTTCGACGACGAAGAAAACCAGTACGAACAGGATGTTGAACCAGTGTTCAACCCGGACGCAGCCATGCGATTTGGCCACAACCCGACCAGCATTACAGCGATCGGATGCACCAGAAGGACGGAGGCGAACCGCCGTGGGCGTTGGATTCTGCAAACGAACCTAAGCGCCACAACCGTTTCGTTTTCTACTGGCCTGGAAGGTATGATTCCTTCTTGCGGCGATGTAATTTACGTTGCAGATCCGCACTGGCAATCTGCCTTTAACCTGGTGCTATCAGGCCGCGTTATGGAAGTATCTGGCGTGCAGGTGTTCCTGGCCTACCGCTGCGACGCGAAGGCTGGCGACACTCTGATCCTGAATACCGACGACGGCAAGCCTGTGCGCCGCACAATCTCCAGCGTTTCGGATGACGGTAAGACCCTCACGCTAAACGTTGGGTATAACTTTGACGTTGCTCCGGACAGTGTATTCCTGATCGAGAGTGATCAGCTTGCAGCGGAACAGTATGTAGTAACCCGGATTGAAAAGGGTAGTGATGACGACGAATTCACCTTTGCCATCACGGCTACGCAGTACGATCCGAATAAGTATGACGCGATCGACAATGGGGTAATTACCGATGGCCGACCAACTTCGGTTGTCGACCCGGATTCAATTGGCGCCCCGAAAGACTTAAAGATTAGCTCTTTCTCCCGCATTGTTCAGGGAATGAGCGTCGAAACGATGGTGATCGGTTGGTCTGCCGTGCAGTATGCAAAACTGTACGAGGTGCAATGGCGCAAAGATGGCGGTAACTGGAATAACGTTCCTCGCACTGCGACAACGCAGGTTGATATTGAAGGCATCTATGCTGGCGAGTATCAGGCCCGCGTTAGGTGCATTAGCGGCGGGAATGTAGCGTCTCCGTGGTCTGCTTTGGCTAGTGCATCGCTGACCGGGAAAGTCGGAGCGCCAAAAGGCCCGATTAACCTTTTTGCGTCTGACAACGAGATCTTCGGCATTCGCGTTAAGTGGGCCATGCCAGAAGGGGCGGAAGACACGGCATACATTGAGCTTTACCAGTCGCAAAGCGGAACCGATCAGGACGCAAGCCTTCTTACACTGATTCCTTACCCGGCGGCTGAATACTGGCATTCAATTTTGCCCGCTGGCTACGTGAACTTCTACAAAGCCAGAAGCGTAGACCGGATCGGCAACGTTTCAGAATGGACTGATTACGCTCGCGGCATGTCGTCTACTGACGTTAACGCCATCACGGATACGATCCTGGATGAGATCCTCGACAGCGACGCGATGAAAGAACTTCAGGTGAGTGCGCAGGATAGCGCGGCAAAACTCAATGACTACGCTAACAGCATCATTAAAAATGCGCTGGCGAATGACGCGGACGTTAGGAAAATGACGAAGGAGAACGGTAAGCGTAAGGCAGAGATCGCGCATACCACGGTGCTGATTGCCAACGAATCAGAAGCGAGGGCGGCTGAAATTACGCAGCTTAAAGCGCAGATTGATGAAGATATTACGTCGCAGGTTACTATCCTTAATGAAGCCATAGCGACGGAGAGCGAAACGAGAGCTACGCAAATTAACCAATTGCAAACTCAATTCGGCGAGGATATGGCCGCAGGGTTTACACAGGTTAATCAAGCCATTGCAAACGAGAGCGAGGCGAGAGCAAACTCAGAGGCGGCACTAGATGCCAAAATCGGGCAAAACTCCGCAGCGCTAGATCAGAAACTCGACTCGTGGGCAAACGTTAATGGCGTTGGTTCCATGTATACGATGAAGCTGGGCTTGAAGTACAACGGCCAGGAATATAATTCCGGGATGGCCCTACAGCTTACCGCGCAAGGGAGCAACGTTGTTTCGCAGGTGCTGTTCATTGCTGATAGATTTGCTATCATCCGTAATGCAGCATCCGGCGCGTACACGCTACCGTTTGTTGTGCAGAATGACCAGGTTTTCATGAATAACGCGCTTATTCAGGACGGTTCTATTACCAACGCGAAGATCGGTAACTTTATTCAGTCCAACAACTATGTTTCAGGTAGTCGAGGATGGTCAATAGACAAAAATGGGAATGCTGAGTTCAGCGGCGTAACTGTAAGGGGGCACATTGAGGCTGATAGCGGTTCATTTCATGGCACCATCGACGCAACCGACGGGATATTCCGCGGCTCGGTTGAAGCAAATAGTTTTGTGGGAGATATCGCGGCAATGGGGCCATTCCCGACGAGAGTTGGGTCGGCATGGAAATCACGCGTCGTGCACCATGATTCAAGTGAAAAAGGAGGGAAAAACTACGCAATTCTCGGACTAATTCGCTGGGATGCTGGCGACAAGACTGGCTCGGTTATCGTTGAGTGTTATGTTAATGGCGTAAGGGTATCTTCTCAAACGTATAATGGCAGAGATGCAGGGGAATCAACCCGTGCTCGCCTAACTGCTGTAGGTGTTGCGACGGGAATCAACACGAAGGATACTTTGGTTGAGATTGTCGTAAGAGGGACTGGCACCAGCGCCCTTGAGGCTGGTTACTGCATTATGTCTCGAGGCTCCGGATCGTGGGAGGTGGTAGCATAAAGCAATTCACCACCACGCTCTTGGTGATATTATTTTATCAGAGAAAGGGCATACATATCGGCGTACAGAAAAGGAAATAGAATTGTAGTATAATTACAAAGCGCCCGATGGGCGCTTTTCTTTATCCAGTGATGTTGATAAAAAGAAAGGGGCCAAATAGCCCCTTTTTGTATGATGATCGATTATCAAAGTATTCAAATGGAAAACTGACGTATCGCCTAAATGCCGAGCGTAGCTCACACACCACACTATAACCAATACAGACAGCGTTTAATATGCTGTATTTGTTCATTATTTTCTTTTTCAATGGCGCATACCGATGCATATTTATGCATATCTATTAATTCATCATAAAATTAGTGTTATCTTTTCACGCAATAAATTCTCTGGTTTTTACTATAAAAAACCCCGCCGAAGCGGGGTTTTCATCTACGCTAACCGTTGCAGTGAACGGTTGGCGTTAATTGTTTAATATTCTACTTTAATTTAGCTACTCATAAATCCATTTGCTTTCAAAGATGCAAGTAGTGAGTTTATAACCTCGTTCACTCCAGCTACATCTGTAGCTGAACTCGCAGGTATTGATGGCATTTGCGTTGTATTATCACCAACTCTAAATCTATCAATAGCTACCGAGTATGGCGGTTCGAATTGCCCATATCTACCTAAGTCATTGTATACAGCATATATTTTAAGGAAGAACCTTTTATTATATGCAAAACCAGACATGAAGTGCGATCTAAGTGAGCCAGTGTAATTGGCACTGTTAACAAATCCATATCTTATTTTCTTCGCACCTGTCGGAACATCAAACCTAACGAATCCACTTATCGGGAACGTTGAGTTAAAACTTTGAGGCGAATACCAGTTTGATGACAAAACAGACCCACTGGCATCAAGCGCCTGAATTATAAACCTCCCATCACCTGAGTTTGCATAAGTCGTTTGAATGAATATGTATTTAATTTCATCCAAGGCGTTTGATTCTGTTACTGATCCTCCAAACTCAGAAACAGAAAACTCATTGTATAGATGCATAGGTGTAAGCGGTTCGTTATGGTTGCTTAGATAATTAAGCCTGAAACCGTTGTTCAAGTCAGTTGAACTATACATTGCTCCATTGCTCCACATTATTCTTGTGTGAGGGACATTTGAACCAGTGCTTGGTGTTAGCCCTATAATTTGTGATGTTTCATTGTGAATAAGAGATGAAACATCAAGTTTATTTGACATGTTATCAAATGCGACACTATTTATCCCAAGCCGCGAGTTAACAAGCCTTGGGTGTATCACTCCAGATATTCTGTTTGTTGCCAATCCATTAGCATCCCATACGTTATATTTTAATGCCTCGTCTGGAGTGAACCCACCAATCTCATAATTATATGTGTTATTCATGAGTTTTATTGTAGATAGCGTCTTGATCTTGAATATGTGCGGGCTATCTATTTTAAAACCAAGGCATGACGACACAACTATTGCAGCGCCAGAAATATCCTTTAAGTAATTTGACTCAATAGTATCAATATTATCAGCCGTTATTGCTGTTCCGTCAGTTGTGAAGCCATTAATGTCCTCCAGATCAGTGCCGTAAATTATGAATGAATTACATTGTGTTATAGTTGCTAGTGATGTATTGCGTGGGCTCCCATGTCCTGATAACTGACCGCCAATGTACTGAACGTTGCTTAATCCTTGGAAATAAGCCTGGCAACCAACATCATTAACACTATCCATTACTTTGATATATTCATTTTTCGTTGTCTTATATGTCGCACCAAGAGCAAAACTGGTTGGCCCATTCCCGTTGCAAATTGTGTTGAAAAAATGTACTGGTGCGCTATGTCCATATTCCTGCCCTTCTTTAAAAGACTCAATGAATATACCTTGAAAATAGTTTGATTGCGCCCTGCAACTATGAAATTCAATCTGATTGATACATTCAGGTTCGCCAACATAGAAACCCCATCTGAACGTGTCTACATAGACGTGCTCCAATACTAATTTCCTATTGTCTCCTACGCTTCTATCAAAGTTTATCCCCTTCCCTAAATATGAGTTAGAAAAGCAATTTATGCTTGATATTCTCCCCATAGAACATCCGCTTATGTTCATGAAGGCGTCAGTTTTTGGGTTAGCCTTGTTTGATGGGTTGTGATAAAAAACAGTCCCTGGACGGCCTTCGATATGGATTGGCCCTGTTATTCTTAATGTATCTGAACTTTCAAAATAGTATGTTCCTGCGCTAAGATTTAATTTGAAAGATTTACTAATTGCAAGATTGAAAGCAGCTTGCATCCTTGCTGTGTTATCAAAAAGTTCAGCAGGTAAAACGTTAAAGTTTGGTGGTGGTGTTGCAGTAGTTTTACAACCAAAATCCTCGGCTGTAAATGAATTATTATTTACCACTCGTGTCCAATAGTACCCAGGGCCAGCAGCGATATACCCACCATCGTCAGTGGCCGTTCCTATGCTACTGATAAACTCACCACCGCCTGTTGGCATTTTATTTTCCGCTGCCCAACCATCATAATACGATGTAAGCAGAACATGCTGACCAGACTTTTTAGGTTTCAAGTTACGTAGAGCAGCAAATGAACTGACGCGACCGATAGAGTCAAATCCGTCAGGTTGCGCCAAAACAACTAGCGTAGACTGTTCGCCAGCATCATTGATAATCTGCCGCACTTGGTCTTTTGCGATCTCAGCGGCAACTTCTGAGGCTTTAGCGTTAGTCTCTGAAGTTTTCGCAGCATCTTTAGACTCAGAGGCCGAGACAGCGCTTTCGTTAGCTGCCACAGCGCTTGATTCAGCAGATTCAGAGTCTGCCTTAATTTGGTTGGCAAGATTTTGCAGTGAATCAAAATCAAAGTTCTTAAAGAACTCGATAGCCTCAGCAATTACTGTTTCTTGCGACTGATAGTGGCGCAAGGTTTCAGCAACATCTTGCGCCAGGCCGTCAACGGTCAGCGAGTCGCTTAACAGGATCGCGTAGTCAGTAGACGCTACGACAGCGCCGTTTGTGGTAATTGCTCTAATTTCCGTGTCACTTATCACCTTGTTTACGACGGCCATTTGAATCGGTGACGACAAAAACATAATCGTCGCACCAGGGCGAATCAGCGAAAGCGATGATTGCCATTTTGTGCCAGTTCCGGTAACGGTTCCGTCTGCGGCCATAGCCGCCTTGCCTTCTCTGTATAGTGCCATGCCTTTAGTCCTCTATGGTTGGTTGAGTAACGCAGATAATAGCATCAATGAACAGAAAAAAAAAGGAGCTTTTCGGCTCCTTTTAGTTGTTAAATCAGAACGGGATATCATCATCGAAATCCATGCCCGGATTCCCGCCGCTGTTTTGCGGTTTAGGCGCTTGTTGCGGCTTGGGTTGTTGAGGCTGTCCCCACCCGGATTGCTGATTACCGCCGACGCTTTGCGAAGGCTCGCGCTGGCTAAATTCTAGTTGCGGCATGATCATTTCGTTGTGGCTGTAAATTGTGCCGTTGTGCTCGCGGTTCACGATCTGAAGCGTCCGGCAGGTGACGCTGATCACCTTATCCATTTGCAGCGCTTCATCGTACCACTTAATCATGCTTTCTTTGGCAAAGAAAACAGCGCGGTAGTTAGTGTAAACCGTTTCGTCCTGGCCATCACGATTGCGGATCTTCATTCGCTCCGACAGGTCTACGGCGTACATTTTCCACGGCCCGTTATTATTACTTCCTTCCTTGATGTACGGTTCTTTTCGGATTACACCTGTTACAACATGCATTGTGATTCCTATGGGGCGGTTCCCAGCCCGGTTAAATTAGTTGAAAGATGAAATATCTTGTGCTTCTGGTTCAGGTTTTGATTCTACCTTTTCCGGCTCCTGTTTCGCAACCTCTTGCGGCTTACCAGGGTTGAAGCCGTTCGCCGGGGTGACTTTTAGTTCAGCCTGGCGTTTGGTGATATCGTCTTCCGTCATTTTCCATTCGGCAGGCGTTAACGTTTGTTTCGCCAGCTTATAGATCTCGCGAAGCGATTCGAGATCTTCGCACGCGTCAATGCGTTTTTTGAAGTCTTTCGGCGTCATTTTCGTAATTTCTGCATCATCATCCGCCTGCTTGATACCGAGCGCTGCGGCCAGCGCATAACGGCGGGCGTAAGATGTTGTTGAACCATATGCTTGCTCGACGGTTTTACTGATCGGCATATTGTACTGAAACGCCATGAACTCGCCGCTTTCATGCAGAAACATCGTTTCGAGGTGCATAACCTTTTCGGTGCTGGTATCCATCATGGATTGAATGACCATAATTTTATTCTTCTCCAGCGCCGGGGAAATCGCGTCGAGGATATCACCAAGATTCGCATAGGTATTCCCAAGATGGTTGTTCTTCCCGCTTTTCTTTGCGGCCACGAAGCCAGATTTTGCCTTGATTAATGCGGCTGCGATGGTGGTAAATTTTTCAGATGTACGCATGATAAAGTTTCCTTTTCCTGATTGGTAATGCGCACTATATCACAAGTGCGCACCAGTGTTTAGCTATTTGTGCCGTATACGTCCGGGAACATGTATTTCACAAACTGCGGAGTAGGCAAAACGACTTCCGCCGCGTTTGACTCATATGATGGCCATGAATCATGCTTCACGCATTCCGCATACTGATGAATCACGCTTTGATACTGCTTTCGACCGATCTCGATCTGCTGGCTGGTCAGGGTGAACGCCAGCGGAGCAAACGGTGATTTTTTCTCCTGCGTTAGCAGTCTGACAACTACCTGGCGTTTTTCGTTGTAGGTCTTCACGAACAGATCGCGCTGCAATGCCATCTTGAGATAGTAGCCCAAGTTGAAGGCGAGTCGCCCGAAATCGTCAGGCTTGGAAGATTGCGTGGTTTTGTAGTCGGTAATCACCACGACCTCGAAAACCTCATCCGGGTTGAACCCCCACTCCTTGATGAGTTCTGGATCGGAAACAACGTCAACATGATCGAGTCGAACCTTAACCTTGACTCCGAAGATCTCACCGAAGATTGACAATTCACGCTGTGCAGTAGGCGATTCGATACATGCGGCGTGTCGCGGGTTGGCCAACATCACGCTTCGCATTTGAACAACGGCATCGAAATCAACATCCTTAACCAGCTTGCGCCCGGAGTTCATCGCGGCGCTTTCGTCGCACAATTCAATGGCCCACCAAACATTTACGTCAATCCCGGCGCGATATGCCATTTCCAGAAGTTCCGGGTAATCCTTGTTGGACGTCCCAATCAGGCCACACGCTTTCAGCTTCGCAGACAGTGCCGACTTCGACGTAATCAGATCTTTAACCTCGCCCGGAGAAGTCGCCCGCAGGTACTCGCCATTAAATTTTGCCGTCTCAAGCATACAGGTATGCGAACAGGTTCCGAACGCCAGCGCGGCGGTTTCCTCACGCACCTTGTATTTCCAGTGCGCCGGGGATGTTGCGTAAATCTCGCCGAGGCTTGAGCCGCTAACGTACTCCGCGCACCAGGAGTTAGGATCGTGATATTGCTCGTTAGTCAATTCACTGCTGGTGTATGCCCTGAAAATTGCTTCAGCCATTGATATTGCTCCATTTGTGGTTTCGTTGCGTTAAGTATACGCATGACGATTCCCGGCGCAAGTCAAAAAGTGCTATCCGTGGTTGGTCAAAAAATGAGCGAAATTTACGTAAGATTTAGTAAGATGCATCTTACGTGATTTTCTCCATACATTTCATAGAGTTAATGCAAATCGGTAAGATGGTAAGATCCCTATAGGTAAATATCCATGAAAAATCTGGCGCGAAATCCAGCGAAAAAAGACACGTACCCCGGAGAAATCTTACCAAGATAAGTATAGAGAGATATAACAATAATAATATTATTATTATTTATCATATACTTACTATCTATATATTGCGGTTAATTGGTTAAATTTTGCGCGAAATTTACGTAAGATTCATCTTACTAAATCTTACCTAAAGTGGCTCGACCAGTTGCAAGCCACTGAATTTCAGGCATAAAAAAAGGTAAGACTGATTTTCTCAATCTTACCTAAATTCTGGTCAATATTTAATCAGAGAAGAGATGATGCCTTGTATAACTTGCGCTCAAAGCCGAGCTTGAAGTTGTCACCGTTCGGAACGATAACCTTTAGATCCCGATCGTCGGCAGCCGCCAGCATATCCCTATCTCCACGACGGCAAACTACCCGCATTTCTCGCTTACCTTCTCCGCCCTTGCCTTTATACCTGTACGCCACGATCTCGACGTTTGAAGGTATGATGCAGGCCCAAACGTCGCACTTGAACGAACTGGCAATATTGAAGTGCATCGCCTCAATCCAGGATCGAGCAAGGTAAATCGGCCCGTTACCGTCGTCGCTCTGATTGGTCACTATCACCGATCCGAAGGTCAGATCTCCAGCTAACATCTTCTCCCTGCCTTCTTCATCAATGAACAGGATATTGCAATACTCATCATCCGGCCCATCTTCATGCACGAGTTGCATCGGTAGCGCGTGAATTAGCTCCTGTCTGCCGTTCTCGTGAGTTTTTACGCCAACCTGATATGATTTGATATGCTCATTTTCAATGCCCTCATAGAGCGTTACAGGCGTGCTATCGACGGCCTCCGTTCTGTTTAAAACTGCCAGCACTCTTTCATGATCTGCCATCTTTCCGTAGTCATACCCGTTATCACGAGCTACCTGCTTGTTTCTCTTGACCACGTATTCTTGCGGAACCTTGCCGAGATAGCGCCCAAGAATGTTGATGCATTCGCTATACGGCTGGCCGCTTAACTTCATTAACCAGCCGATCCCCTTATCAGCACCGCAGCCGCCACAGTATGCGCCGCCGTCGCCGCGCGTTTCTAACTTGTCAGTCCAGCGGAATCGGTCTTTGCCGCCGCAGTTCGGGCAGTCCTGATGCTTGCCGTTGAAGTATCGAGAGTGGATGCCGCAAATGTTCTGCAACGCTTCGCGCCACATGCCAGCCATGTACGGCAAAACCTCTTTTTCATCGTAAAAATCCACGTCGTTACCTCCAAATAAAAAACGCCTACACGAGAATGATAACCCGGCAGGCGTTTAGTGTTTAGACAAATTGTGCTATCGGACTACGCGGAGCATTTCCCGGCGGTCGCATCGGCGCGTCACTGGCTTGCCGTTGCTGTCAAACCTTAAATCTGGTCGGCAGAATGAGGCGCGGAAACCTTTGCAATTGTTCCGGCGGTAGCTCTTGTGTACGAGATAAGCGCCATCGGCTGAGATCATGCCGCGCTTACGCCACTGCTGAACAACCTGGATGCTAACCCCCAACTCTTTTGCCGTTCCCGCGATACCACCGAAGGCATCAATAACCAGCTCCATCCGCGCAGTCAACCCGGCGCGAACCTCATCCTTCAGCACGTAGTAACCAGTCGGTCGCTTGCGTTTCTTCTTATCTTTCCCGCGCGATGTTCCGTTATTGCCGTTCAAGGTTCGCTTATCAATCTTTGCCATTTGTTCCATAATTTAACCCTCATAGCATTTTTTGTTAAACATGATAAAATGTTCACTGTATTATACACGCAACTATGCGAATGACAAATTAGGATTGACCATGGCAAGCACAGAAGAAGACGTAGCATATTTTAAGCGACTATTTCGTTATGAAGACGGAACACTGATTCGCAAAGTTACAACCAGTAGTCGTGCATTCGCTGGCGACTCCGTAGGGTGCGAGAACAACGTTGGGTATTTACAGGTAAGCGTAAAAAGCAAACCCCTATACGTTCACCGAATCATTTGGGAAATGCATAATGGGCCGATCCCAGAAGGAATGGAGATAGATCATATCAATCAGGTCAGAACAGATAACAGAATCGAAAACCTGCGACTGGTAAGCCACCAAGGAAACCTTAAAAACCAATCAATGAACAGCGGCAATACTAGCGGGCACGCTGGCGTAAGCTGGTTTAAGCGAGGTGGGAAGTGGAGGGCAACAATAAAGGTTGGCGGAAGGCAAATACACATTGGTTACTTCGCGTCGTTTGAGTCGGCAGTTGCCGCACGAAAAGCAGCAGAAAAACAATACGGTTTTCATGATAACCACGGAGCAGAGAAAAAGAAATGAGCTTATCGATTGAGCAACAAATAGATCTATACGCAGACAAAATCCCGGTAATCCAAAAGAGATTTACCGTTGGAAATATCGTTCCGTATCCATATCAGGCTGTGGCTTATATTGAGACCGCCAAAAGAATAGCAAACTACACCGCACCGTTTTACATTAAGGCTTCGGTTTCCGCCGGGAAAACCATCATGATCGCCATGCTCGCGGCGCAGTGCAAGGCAATGAACTTACCCATGATGGTTCTTGCTCGCCAGGCCGAGATCGTGAAGCAGGATTCCGAGGAGATCAGTAACCTCGATGTCCCCAACTCCGTTTATTGCGCCGGGTTAGGCACAAAGGCCGCATACTTCCCGATCGTCGTCGGATCTGAAGGGACGGTGGTTAATGGCCTGTTTAAAATGCTGGGCGACTACGTGCCTTCAGTTCTGGCCATTGACGAATGCCACCAGGTTGACTGGCAAGATCTGGCGGAAGCTATCGCCAACAATGAATCGTTCGAGTACATGAGCAGGCCGAAAGATAAGCCGTATCGCGTGAACGGGGAATTGGTCGATGCCGACCACCCATACGACGAAAAATTCGACGACGTAGAATTCGGCGGCGGTCGCACGCAGTACACGATCGTCATTTGCGAGTTAATGCGGAGGTGCCTTGAGAAGACAGGGCGAGAACTTCGCATCGTCGGTTATACTGGGTCGGAGTTTCGCGGGGTGGTTCCCATCTTGCAGGAAGACAAGACGCAGCTTGGATTCTGGCGCGAGCAGATCACCGACATTAACACAAACTATCTTGTCGAGTTCGGTTCAGTAGTTCCCACTATCTTCGGTGACACCGAGGCGGATGGGTTGGGGTATGATCTTTCAGAATTCCACGGTTCCAGTCAGGACGGTACGCAGGATTTTAGCGCGGAAGAATTGCGCAAGATGGAAAAGAAAATCCACGAATCCGGCGAAATGACGAAGCTGATTATGCAAAAGGTCGTGGAGCGTGCGAAAACCCGAAACGGCGTTCTTATTACTTGCGCTGGACAGCGGCATTGCAAGGAGGCGGCGAGCTACCTACCGCCGGACGCAACATACGCGATCATCACCGAGAAGACCAACTCAAAGAAACGCGGAGAAATTTTGGACAAGGCGAATCGCGGGGAGATTAAATACATCTTCCAGGTGATGGCACTAACCACTGGCGTTAACGTTCCATTTTGGGATTTTTCGGTCATATTGCGCAAGATCGGATCGCTTACGTTGCTTATTCAGCTTTTGGGGCGTGGAATGCGACTTCTAAAGGACTGGCAAAAACAGCCGCCTTACTCGTGGGTGAAAGAAGATCACCTTGTCTGGGATTTTGCCGGAACAATGGATGACCTGGGCCAGTTGTATTTCGATCCGATTTTGGAGCAGGCGCAATACCAAAGGCGCAAGAGCAGCAAGAACGGCCCGAAAATCTGCCCGGTATGCAAGGGAGAAAATAGCGAGTACGCCCGCCGATGCATCCACAAAGACAGCAACGGTAATCGTTGCGAATACTTCTGGATCTCGCAGCGCTGCGAAGACCAGAAAGACCCACGAACAGGGAAGATTAAAGTAAAAGGGTGTTACGCTGAAAACGATATTGTTGCTCGCCAGTGCAGATGCTGCGGGGTGCAGCTTAAAGATCCCAACGACAATCTAACCGGGAAGCACTACACGCAGAATGACTGGTATGATGTTGTCGGGTTCGATATCGGCTTGACTCGCAATCAGTCCGGGATCATCTTCAATTACGTGTTACTGAACCATGACGGCGAGCGATTCACCGCAAGGGAAAAGTTCTTCCCGGAATCAGAGAATCAGATTTGCGGCAAGTTGTGGCGGCAAAAGGCAGTCTTCCAGCACGTTAGCGACGCGGTAATGCGCGGCAAGTTGGGCGGGATGAAAAATGCGCGAAAAATCCTTGAGAATGCGCATTACTTCCGAGCGCCGAAGCGCGTAACGCATCGCGTTAACGGTAAGAAGGAAGATATTATTTCACGCAAAGATTTTGGAGACACAGAATGATCGCAGATAAAGGTGATTATCTCGAATACTACGGCGGGCCTGTGAAGGCCTGTCCGCTTGAGAAAATCGATCAGATGAATAGCGTTTCGTGGCTGCGTCACGAATACCCTGATTATCTGTTCTGGCATACGGTTAACGAAGGGAGTAAGCACAAGGCGAGCGCGGTTATCGATCATCAAATGGGATTGCTTAAAGGCGTTAGCGACTTCGTTATCCTGATTGGTTTCGGTGGTAAATACCCGTTCGCAGCCATTGAGCTAAAGCGCCATGGTAAGGCGCAGGCGTCACCAGTGAGCAAGGAGCAAAGGGAATTCCTTTCTGCCGTCCGGCGTCGCGGCGGATTCGCCGCCGTGGCCTATGGCTTCGAGCAATTCAAGATCGCTTTCTGCGATGCCATCAAATAGCACTTTTTGTTAAAACCGCCCGGCGAAAGCCGGGTATCATTCACCCATCGAAACGAAGAATGGAGTGTTGAAAATGAAAAAGATGCTGGCTTTAGTTGTTCTGTCTCTTGGTCTTATTGGTTGCAGCGAAAAACCGAAAACATATGATTGCGGTGGTGAAGCGTTCGAGGTAACTAGCAAATATATGAAAGTTGTAAAGGGTGAGAACTCTGGCGTTATAATTGATGGCGCTGGCGAAAATCAATATAAACTGCTTACTCCTTTCGGGTACGCTCATTATGTAGTAAACAAAAACACCATTGATGTTAGTGTGGGCGCTTTTCATAATACCTTAACCTGCGAGGTTAAATAATAATGGCAAAAGATATCACAGACAAAGACACTCGTGACGCATTCATCACGTTTGAGCAATTGGAGCGCGAAACGTTTATTGGCAATGCCCTTGCTACTGGCGGGCACTATCAGGCTGTCAGGCCAGACAAGTTTTACCAGGTAACAGGCAACCGATACGCAGGTAGTAAAACGCCGGATATTGTGCGCGACAAGTGGGCGACCGATCGAAGTCTTATCGCATACATGGAAGAGCGTTACGGCAATTACGATCTTGATGCCGCCGCAGACCGAAGCAACGCAGTTTGCCCGAAGTTCTACGACGAAAAAACGGATTGCCTTAAACGCTGGTGGGGTAAAAACAAGCACATCTGGCTGAATCCCCCTTACTCGTTTCCAGATCCGTTTATTCTCAAGGCCATTGAGCAAATGGAGCACGACAACCAGATCGACATTCTGCTACCCGGCGACAATTCTACTGCCTGGTTCCGTGACGCGCAGAAGATGGCCGCCGAAATTATCTGGATTGTTGCCGATGTTGAAGAGGATGATGACGGGGACCAGTTAAGCCGATCCGGTCGCCTCGCTTTTATCAACGGATTAAGCGGGAAGCCAGTCGACAACAACAATAAAGGGAGTGTTATTTTCATCATGCGCAAGCTCAAGCCGGGAGAGGAGCAAAAAACGCTTTACATTCCGGTAAGCGAGATTTGCCCGTCATTAGCTAAAAAGCGTATGCGCAAACGTGGGATCTGAAAAATGGAACAGATAGAATCTTTCACCGAGTACCTTCGGATCGTGGTTGAATTGCTGGACAAATACGGCTTCATTGGGACGGATGAGGAAAAGTTAGCCTTTGCTGACACCATCGACGGAACCTACATGGAGTTCATGGACAACGGAACCCCTGTCGCTGACTGGCCAGAAATTCTTGAACGAGAATTGATTGAGTTTAAATCACATGAAGGCGCGGAGTATTTCGCAAAACAGCACTAATTGCTAAACAATACCCGCCGCGTGCGGGTATTATTACACCATCAACCAATCAGGAGCAAACGCCATGAAAACCAAAACCATTGCAGACACCATCAAGATCGTACCAGCAAAAGCGCAAGTTGTATCTCGCCATCTGGTTAACCTTTCTCGCCTGTGCATGGCCGACTACATGGCGAACCCTTCAGAGAATGGCCTTGATGGTGTAGTCGGTGAGATTTATTTTCGCGCCGGGTACGGCCTGGAAAGTGTGGCCATGTATGAGCAAATGGCCGAAGGTTTTTGCATTTACGGTGACGAATGATGATTGTAGAGACTGGTCGCGCTGCCGTATGGCAGCACGCAAAAGAAGCAGGAATAAGTGATGATATCGTGAAGATCGCAAAGCATTTCGATATCAAAGATATATCAATTATTTTTGGTGGGAAGCTCACCTATCTACACGAGCGCCCGGTGAAGCGCACGCGAATAGCAGTGGCAACGCGAGCGGAGGCAGACGCGCTGAAGATGTTCATCCACGAGTCTAAGCAGCAGAAGAAATATTACAGGTAGCGGGGAGGTGAAGAATGCGATATATTGCGATCTTATTTACGGCGATCCTGTTTACGATCGCAATCATTAACTATGCAATTCAATTGGGATAAATTATGTCACCTAAAATCACAGACGAAGAATTTTTAGCCGCCCGCGAGGAGGGAAAAACCTACCGCGAGATCGCGGAAGAGTTCGGCATGAACATTCGAAGCGTTGAACGTCGCGGCGTTCGCCTGGCGCGACAAGGACACCTACACGGAAACGCCCACGTTGCGAAGCATATCCCTGATGGCTTCGGTGTCAAAGGCACGTCGACGATGATTCGCGCGGACGGCTCCGAGGTCGTCCGGTGGGTCAAGTCGGAAGTAGACCGCGATCGCATGGTTGCTCTTATGGAGGCGGCGCAGGCAGCTTTCT